TTTTTTTTAGATTCCTTCACTATTTCATTGTTTTCATTTGTTGGACTAGCCGATCTGTCTGTCTTTCGGCGAAAATTTCCTATACCTATTCTAAAATTGGTTTTTAGATCAGGTCAACCAGGTGAGATGTATAGAGTAAAGTTTTCTCCAGGTTGTCCTGACCATTCACAGTCTACTTGTCGGTGTGACTTAATAGTTAGTTTTCCTCATATGCCGATAATTAAGACTGTTGTGATTCCTCGAATTTTAAATCAACGTTTATTGACTTATTCTGATCAGCTCTTTGAAGTAATAAAATCTGTGTTAGATGGTTATGTTATGGATGCTGGTAAAGTAAGTGTCCGTGATAATAATTTGGCGATTGGACCTTTGGCGGCTGCTGCTGCTTTTGAATTCTATTCTACTCCTACCAACAAGTTGATTGGAGCTCCTTTTATCTGCAGAAATCAACCGGTTCCTGTTGTTCCTGTAGAGTTTGCAAGTTTGCGTCCTATAGTATTTGCTTTGGATACTAGATGGTTTCGCAAATTGGGAGTTGAATTTAGTCGTTACGAAATTAGCGATTATGTTTGTGATAATCCTAATCGTGCGGCTTTGCCTACTTTGAAAATTCTGTGTGCTCGTAAGTTATCATTGTATAACACAATGTTTGGGAAGTTTGGAGGTTTTAAGGCCGTCGTTAATACGATGGAGAATCTTAATCCCTCTAAAGTTGCTAAATTATTTTCAGAATTTTCGAATGATGGTATTAGTCGAGAGAATTTCTCGATGATAAATAAGTTGATTGTCCCGTCTCTTAAAATGGTGGATGATTATTTGGATGTCCGTCATCATTTTAAAAAACATCCATTTGGTTATCACCCTAAGATGCTCAATAGTTTTGTTACTTCTACTTTGTCTTCTGCTGGGGTCAGGGCTGGTCCGTCTACTTCTGAAAAGATTGATGGGGTCGTTTATCGTACGATTGTGAATGGTAAGAAAGTTGATCAGTTTGCTTATTATGCTCCTCATTTTCATAAGTTAATGATTGATATATTTAAAAACCGATTGGCAGATGCTGATTTGAAAATGTTTGAATCCTATTGTGTAATTCGTTTGAAGAATGAGTTCAAATTTACATGGCCCCCTACTCCGGAATCTTGCGCTCGCTTAATGGAAAAATGTCGCGAATTCTTTATTCCTAATATGCTGCAGCAGTTTCTGAGTAAATTGCTTATGACTCCTAAGCAAGTCTTTGAACGTGGTGATGTCATTAGGATCGGTCAGAAATGGAATTTTGGAGAAGCTGATCGTTTTGCTCGTTATTTTCATGCATATAGTTCTAGAATGTGTTGGAATACTGGGGACTTTAAAGCTCTTGATAAGAGCATTCGTGATTGGATGTTATCACTGTATATTGCATCAGGTAGGGATTATTTTGCTGTTGATCCCCGTCAGCAAGACTTTTTTGATGATCTTTTTACAGTGTTGTGTGAAAAAATTAATGTAAAACTAGTCAATCACATAGGCTCTGTTTGGACTTTTATGAAGGCATTTATGTATTCCGGAGGTTATGAGACTTCTCATGGTGACAGCTGGTGTGTTTTGC